AGCAGCATCCACCTCAATAAACCGTCTTATTGCCGTCCAATTCTTTATGATATATTTTTCTGCCCACCGTGGAATATGGCCGCGGGCGATTATAAGAGCATCGGGTTCTAGATCTAGGATCTTGGCCAGCCTATAAAGTACTCCTTCTGCGTGAGTATCAGTGGAGTCTTCTTCAAGCGCATTAATATAACTTGCACTTACACCACAAAGCTCAGCAATCTCCTTTTGTGAAAACTTCTTTTCTTTGCGTTTCTTGTATAAAAATTCACCAATACTCATCTATTCTCCTTTATCATAATTACATATTGATCTGGCGCAGCATCATTAATATCCTGCAATAATTTCTTGCCTATATTTTGTGCTCCTAAATTGCTATAGGTCAAGTGTGTATCACTAGGGATAATAGGATTTCCAAATGGATTACAGGAAGCTATAAGTTTATACGTCCATTTGCGCCCCTCTTTTGTTGCCATAATTTTTGCAAGAAACTGCAATTCTTCCCTGCGCTCACGAGCTTCTTTTTTACGGGCGTTATTTACTTTTTCTGGGTCAGCTGCATTATACGGCTCCTCCATTAGAATTTCCGCTTCTGTTCTTGCTGCGTAATCGACCATATTTACCTAATGTTTAGTGGGCATGTTTAATATTTTGTGCTTTTCTATATCAGCCTCAATCTCGCTATCACTGCGACTTTTAGCGCGGGCGAATTGAAGTCCGTCTGTACGGTGTTTATCCAGAGAATCTGCAATTACATTCCAATTAGTATTTCCATGCAATATTGATAATTGGCGACATCTTGATACTGCTTTTTTAAGACTGTCATTGAATCTTTCTACAATTTCTACGCGTTGCATTTCTGACATAAGCTACTCCTATTTAGTAAAAACAGTGCGCGGCCTCATCAGCCTGTTTTGTGGCGCAACTTTAATGAATCCTTTCTTGGCCACTGCGAGTGCATCCCTTAAGAACATAAATTGCACTGGGTGACCACTGCGGTGAACCAACTGTGAGGCTGCGCCTTCGGCCTGCCCAATACTTTCTATTAATTCGTTGAATATTTTTATTTCCTTACTATGCACCCATACCTCCAAATAATTGACCCAATGCGCTTTGTCCCGCACCTACTTCAGTATTAGCTAATGTGTTCGCTGCAGAGGCCGCAACATCTGCTGTCTGTACGCCACGTTCAATTGCATCTTGCCGCTGTGCCTGTTGCTGTCTTTGCGCTTCTTGATCTATAAGTGCAGCCACTTCTTCTGGGCCACGCAGAATTTTTTCAGGATTGGCAAGTAGATCATTAAATTCGCGAATGAATGCATCCTGGTTAAGTAAGTACCTTGCATCTGGATAAATACCCACAAGGTTACCTATAAGCCCTGCAATACGCTCAAGACCGCCTGTAGATGAAGCTTTCTGCGCCAGACTAAGCATTGATATAAATTCAATATCAACTCCAACGCCACGCATACTCTCTGGTGCCTCGGGTATCATTCCCTTACGGGTCATTATACCAAATATGCGTTTTAATTTTGGTTTCAGACTTTCTGTTATTATGTTTTCTATTACGGGCCCAAGAACCTGCAATTTTTCCTGTACCTTCTGCGCTACTTCATAGGCGGTCATTTTTGCGTTAGGTGCCTGCTCTAACATTAAAAATAAATCATTAAATAGACCAACCTTGATACGTGTTTGTATCTGCTCAATTAATCCCGCAAGACCTCTTACATCGGGGTTTACATCATAGATTGAACGCATGCCACTTCCAGGACCTAAGTTAGATACATAGGTGACTTGACCTGGTAATATTGAAGATGGTTGATTCTTAAGGGTGATATCTGCAAGCAATGGTGGACGCATTTGCTTCTCAATTCCCTCTGACAGACGCACAGTCATTACCTGCAACTGAATATTATCAGGATTTATATCCATACCAGGCGAGCGACCATAAGCATCATTACTCTGGGTAGCCCATCTTGCAGCTGTAAAAGGTTGCTCCACAAATCCACGCTGTGAAAGAGGAGTGCGTGAACCTGTCGCGTAAACCCAATAGATTTCACGCCAAGTAAAATTACCGGGCAATTTAGGGCAACCTTCTATATCGAAATTAGGTTCAATCGAATGGGCTATAACTTTTTCAATTTCAAGAGCCGTGCCTTTTTGCCGCCATAAGGCCTGTATATCTTCTGGGCATTTTTCTAATGTGAAGAAATCTACAATTTGACTTATTGTCATCACAAACATGCGATTTAATACATCAACACGTAAAGTAGCGCCGCTAGCTAAGTAATATTCACCAACAGCGGGATTATAACAGCGGATAATATCTCTATCATCTTCATAAATAATGCATGGAGCCGTACCAAATACTACGAGATCTTCACACTCCTGAGCAAATGCATTATAAAAATTACTTCCTGCTAACACAGTTGAGGTACGCTCTTCTACTTCATCAAGCCATTTGCGCGCCTCTTCATCTATTTCCATATTCTTTACAGTCGGCACAACTTTGTACCATTTGCGAGAAACTGAGGCGAGACCTGACATCATGCCAGCTGCGCATACACGAACAGCAAAAGTAGCTGTAGGATCTTTAATCGCAGTATTAAGCGGGGCACCGCGTGTCATATTATTTGGAGAAGGTAGCCCACCTGTAGATTGCGTGAGCCAGATAGATCTGCGTGGCAATATATACTGTGCCAGAGTTGACCAGTTCTGATACCACCATGAATTACGCCATTGATACAACATAGAAAGACGTCCTTCCAGATGCCCACGCATAGCCTGCCATTGCTCTGCTTCTGCGGCCTTTACTTCAACATTTTTTACAGCCTGGGGTTGCAAAGATAGTAACGTTGGAGAAGATTTTTCATAAGCTGCTGTGCCGTATTTGAGGCTTCTTGCCATGTAGTTAATACAAATAAATGATATTTCATCAAAAGATCACTGAACTATTACATAGTTTTTGCAGTAGTTAAACAAAAACATTTCTATAGTTATGGAAATGTAATATATATTTTGTATTATAAAGTATATTCACCAAAAATACGGACCACTGTATGACTATCGCTACACAACAGTCTTTGCAGATATTTATTGGTAATGGTGTTACTAATAGTTTTGATTTTTCATTTGTAAGTGGCGGAGTTCCTGCCAATATTATTGTTTCTTACTCAGATGCGAATGGCTTGGTAATATTACCGCCTTCGCTGTATACTTTATTTCTAAACCCTCCTGCTACAGGAGCTATATGGGGAATAGGGGGAACGGTTACATATCCTCTCGCTGGCGTTATCGCCGATGGCACAATTCTCACCGTATCTAGAGTACTTCCACTTACTCAAACGACATCCATTGCTAATCAAGGACCTTTTGCTCCTAAAGTAACGGAGAGCGCGTTAGATACTTTGGAAATGCAGTTACAACAGTTAAATCAAAGAACTGGCATCTTTCGGGGCATCTGGATTACAAATGTAAATTATGAGTTTGGGGACTATGTCATAGATGGCGTACATGGCAATAATACTGGAAATTATTATGTCTGTATTGTCAGTAATTTATCTGGAACGTGGTCTACTGATTTGGCGGCGGGAGATTGGAATCTAGTAATTGATATTCAACAAATTAAAGCATATGTAGCGGCCGCGGCAGCTTCAGCGGCGGCAGCCTCAGCCTCGGCAACAGCAGCGGCAACTAGCGCAACTAGCGCGTCTAATAGTGCGGCGGCGGCGGCAATAGATGCAGATGACGCAGATATTGCCCGCATAGCAGCCGAAGCAGCAGAAGCAGCCGCAGCAATCAGTGCTGCGCAAGCGGCAAATTATGCTGCATCTTACAGTGGCACATCTACTACAAGTCTTGCAATAACAACAGGCGCAAAAGTTTTCACTACACAAGCAAATAAATTATGGGTAAATGGACAGTTTCTACAGATCGCATCCAATGCCAGTGCATTAAATTATATGCATGGTACTGTCACTTCTTATAGCGGCACTACACTGACGATGAATATCACGGATATTGGTGGTACAGGGACGCATACGGATTGGAATATATCCATAAGTGGAACTCAAGGAGCAATTGGGCCAGCAGGCCCCGGTGGAGATGTTTTTTCAAATACATCAACTTCTGTAGTTGATGAAATTGCTTTATTTGCAGATACCACGGGTAAATTAATCAAAAGAGCCACTACTACAGGAATATTAAAAGGAACTTCTGGTGTGGTTTCGGCAGCAACATCAGGAACTGATTATTCAGTTGGAACTTCAGGATTAGCGACTGGTATAGTAAAATCTACTACAGGAACAGGAGCTTTATCTATAGCCGTGCCCGGCACGGACTACCTTATTCCAGGAGGGGTTGGTACTATAAAGGCTTGGGTAAATTATTACCCAAGTGTTTCATCTATTCGCAATAGTTTTAATGTAAGTTCTGTTACAAATAGTGGCGGGGGGAAATATATAGTAAATTTTATTACTCCATTCAGTAGTGATACCTATGCTACAATAGGATTTGCTAGTTTTTTGACAGGAATACCTGGTGCTGTTGTATGTAGTCGTGATGCTTCTCAGGCGGATCAAACAATTTCTTCATCGCCTTTGGCTACTTGGTATAGTGTAACTAGTGTTTTTCAAAGTGTAGATTATGTTACTGCAATATTTGTACAATAATAGGAAATAGATTATGAAAGAATTTATTGCATTCAATAATTCAGATGGAAGCTGCGCGATAATGATACCGGCTACAGATCAGCTTACTATAGAACAAATTGCTCAAAAAGATGTACCTCCAGGAGCACTATATAGAATAATGACCTTTGATAAATTACCAAAAGATTCATATTTTTTCTCTGCTTGGACAATTAATTTTGATACAAATGTAATTGATGTAGATATGATAAAAGCTCGAGCTATACATTTAGCTAATATTAAAAATGCCAGACAACAAGCATTTTTAAAAATGGGCTTTCCAAGTCAACTAGATCCTGATTTAGAAAGGGCAATAATTCCATTAGACACTAGAAATAAATTAAATATCCTAAGAGATATACCTCAAAATTTGAAATTGGAAGATGCGAGAACCCCAGAAGAATTAAAAATAATGTGGCCTCAAGAAATTATTGAGAGCGCACCTTCATAAAATTAGGACATTTTGATGCATGAAATCTAATGTTGTTTATAATGATTAATATACGGATCACTTTGATATTTTTCAGTAGAGCCATCATTATATATTTTTTCCCATGAGTTATCTATGGTTTGCCTAGTTTGAGATTCCAATACACCATTTCTATGACTGTTATAGCCACCTCCAAGATTCTCACTAGTTATTACTGAATTACCAGACCTATCTCGCATACAGGTGCCATCTGGATGAAGCCCACAATCTGCATTAGCAGAAATTGGCAGAAGAAGAGCGGCGAATAAAACAAATTTTTTCATAATCTTTCCTCAAAGAATATAGGTTAATAACGCGACATACCAATGCGTTACAGAAAAATACATATACAGTTACTAACAGCTGGAATCAACTTTTAAAGTGTGCTAATATCCTTCCATATTTCTATAACTATAGAAATAACGCAAAACAAACGCCTGTTAATTAAGGATATTATCATGACGATAAATAATCGCTTGAATGGAAGTTTATTAGCACAGCCAGTTAGTTCTATTAATTTTGTTCCTAGTTTATCAGCAAAATTAACGGTGGGAGCAAGCAGCGCAAGTATAACTTTTACTCCTCTTACAGGAACTCTAAGCCAAACATTTAAAATTACAAACACAGGTACTAAAGGCGCTTACTTAGGGTGGGGAGTGGGATCTGCTACAGCAGTAGCCAGCACAAGCACGCCAGCGGCACAATGCGATTATGTAGCTGCAGGGGCAATTCTAACACAAAATTTTCAGTCTGCTACTGGCATAGTGGATACCATAGCCGCCATTCAAGATGGCGGCGCTACCACATTAGAAATATCAACAGGTTATGGTCAATAGGAGCAAATATGCCAGTTCACATGCGCATTTTAAGAGATTCCTCTTTTTTGGAAACACTACAAGAAATTATCAATAATCCTGATGCAATTCAAACGGCATATAAAGAATTACAGGCTGCAAATGCATTTACTGACGAACACGAAGCAAAAATCTTAGAGGCGCAAAGCTTTCTAACAAATTATGATACGCTCAAGGCGGATCTAACTAATTCAAAAAATAAATTTAAGTCTGAAAAAGAAACTTATCTCAAGACTGTGCAGGAAGCAAAAGACCAGCAACAACAGAACGAAAAAAATATCAAAGAACAACTTAATTCCATATCAGAATTTAAAAATCAGCTAGAAGCGCAAGTTAAAGAACTCCAGAGTTCACTAGTAGCTTTTGCTCAAGAAAAAGAAGCTTTTGCACAGGAAAAGAAAGCAGCTGAGAAATCCATCCAAGATAGAAATGCACAAATTGACAAGGTGCAGATAGCTTTAGATGGACAAATCTATAGAGCAAATCAACTGGATGCATCTTTAAAAGCAAAAGCACAAAAATTGCAGTCTATTATAGGTGAATAATTATGGTGTTTAAAAGTAGGCACCATGTTGATCCTGGGCCTACACTATCATCGCTGAATGGTCTTACTGGGGATGTTAACCTTACTTCACCAGATGATAGCATTTCGATTATTGTAAGTGGACAAGATATTCAATTAGAAACATTAGGAGCCCCCCCGTCTGGGATTGCTGGCGGCGATCTATCCGGATATTATCCAAACCCCAGCGTAATTAAACTTAATGGCACTCCTGTAGGCCCAACAAGCGCGGCGAATACATCTATATTGCTGGGCGACGGCACAAAGATTTACTCTGTCATAGTGAGTGGGGACGTAAAGATAGAAACGGGCGGCGTAACTGTAATTGGTGACGGCAAAGTTACGAATGCCATGTTATTTGGAGCCATTGACCCCGGAAAGTTAACTTTAGCTTCGGCTAATTTAATCGTTGGAAATGCATCCAATGTTGGTGCGGCTGTGTCTATGAGCGGGGATGCCGCGCTAAGCAATGTGGGAGCTTTAACATTAGCTACAGTGAATGGTAATATTGGGATTTTTGGAGATAGTACCCATGTATCTCAAGTAACTGTTAATGCAAAAGGTTTGATTACTGCAATTTCTAGCGTTCCAATTGCTTTAACTCCCGGCGTTATAGCCCTTACCTCAGCTCATATTCTTGTTGGCAATGTTTCTAACATTGCCGCTGATGTTGCCTTAAGTGGCGATGCCACTTTGACCAATAGTGGTGTATTAACAATAGCAAATAGTGCCATTACAAATGCCAAAATGGCAAATATGGCTAATCTTACCATAAAAGGAAATATAAGCGGTAGTGCGGCGGCTCCAAGTGATTTAGCGATATCAAGTTTAGCAGAGGCTACTTCTAATATTTTGACTATTACAAATGGTACAAATGCAATCATTGGAGCATCAAATTTAACTATTCAAGTTAAGCAATCAAGCACTTCACAAAGTGGCTATCTTTCATCAACTGACTGGACTACGTTTAATAGTAAACTTACAGCAACGTTGGCAAGCGCTAATATTTGGGTGGGAAACGCAAGTAATGTGGCGACGGCCACTTCCATGACCGGTGATGTCACTATTACGAACACTGGAGTTTCGGCCATAGGAAATGGGAAAGTAACAAATGCTATGTTGGCTGGCTCAATAACCGCCTCAAAACTCGTTGGAACTGATATTGCTACGGTTGGTACAATAACGTTAGGTACGTGGCATGGTTCTGTTATTGCCGAAATATACGGGGGTACAAATCAAAGCACATATACACTTGGAGATACACTTTACTCCTCAGCTGCTAATACTCTTTCAAAGCTTGCCGGAAACACAACGTCAACAAGAAATTTTTACGACAAACAGGGCACAGGTACAGTTTCGGCTGCGCCTGCCTGGGATACCGTTACTGGGGCCGATATTCCGGGAGCTGCCCTCACAAAAACTGATGATACTAACGTAACACTAACTTTGGGTGGCTCGCCAACTACTGCCTTATTAAATGCCGCTAGTTTAACATTGGGATGGTCTGGCACTCTTGCAACAACAAGAGGTGGCATAGGACTTGATTCCTCAGCGTGGGCCCAAGGAGATATTCCTTATATATCAGCTACCGGTACTTGGAACCATCTTGCAAAAGACAGTAATGCCACACGATATTTATCAAATACAGGAACTTCTAATAATCCCGCTTGGGCGCAAATAAATTTAGCTAATGGCGTTAGTGGATTACTCCCAATTGCCAATGGCGGCAATAATATCGCCAGCCAAACAACAAATGGCATTCTGTATAATGATGGAACTCATAATACAACAAGTGCAAATTTAACATATGCCAGTGGAAATCTAACCATTGCTGGAGCCGTGATTAGCACACCATCACAAATGGTTTATGTATCGAGTCTAAATGGCTCAGATTCCACAGGAAATGGCGGCGCAACGGCTCCTTATGCAACAATTGCTCATGCCCTTACTTCAATTACGACCGCCTCTGCAACAAATCCATTTTGTATTTTTACCGATGGCAGTCCATTTTCTGAAAGTGGGATGGTTCTAAAACCAAATGTAACAATAGATTTCAATCAATCTATTGTTACATTAAGTGGCAATATAACATTGGATGCTGCATTTTTAACAACAGCTTCCAATTCAGCCCTTAAAAATGTTATTTGGGCAATAGGAGCAAATTCATTTTTATTTACTCTAACTACAAAATCAGCAGTTCAAACGGTTTTTTTATGCGAAAACATGAGTTGTGTTGTAGGTCAGAGTTTTGTGATAACTGGTGTGTCCCATGCGGGAACATCTGATCATAATACTTTGCTTATAGTTAGAAATTGTTTTTGGGATGTTGGCGGTATATCCCCAATTTCTACAAGATCAATTACCACAACCAATTGCGATGTAAGAATCAATAATTGTTATTTCGATACGGGATCTATTACAAATAGCTCTAGTACCGCGAGTGGAAATAGTGGCTGTACTATAATGGGTGGTTATTTTAACACAAGTTTAACATTAAAAGCTTCTGGAAGCCGAACTCTTACTACTGCAATATCTGGTATGGCAACGATGCCAGCGACGTGGACTATTGATGGAGCTAACTCAATTGTCCAAATGTATGTACCTTATGATACAGCACCAACACTTATAAATAGTGCAACATTTAGCCCAACATCAAATTTTTCAGGGATTATATCAACCAGTAACACTACGGTTTCAACTTCAGTAGGGACTGGGGCCATAGTTTCTGGAGGAGGACTCGGGGTTGCTGGTAGAGCGCACATAGGTGGAGTG